TGCTACCTTCATAGCGAAGAACAGCCGTAGCGTTCTGGCCCCAGTGTTCAGGATGTTGCCGAAGCTCTCAAGCGTTACGCCAGCTCCACCAGCGAAAGTAATCTGCCCGGCGCCAGACTGCTTGACTTCAATCAGATCCCCCTCAACCCAAGCAACACTGGATTGTGGTGGAACCGTAATTGTTATTGCAGAGCCATTTGTTCCTTGAACGCGATTGCCTGCATCGCCAAGAACCAGCGTATCAGTTGTTCCGGTAAACGTCCGAGTGGTTGGGCGGCTGGCCGCAGTCAGCAAAGAGCTGATTGACTGAAACACCCATGTGTCTGCGCTGTCGTCCCATATCAAAACGCTATCAACGCCTGGGTCAGAAAGATTGGACAACGCATCGATGAAGTCCGCGGCAAACTGTGTAAAATCTACCAGCGCGCCTTCATTGACGTTGTTGAAATAGAATAGCTGATCACCTGTTGGCGTGACCGCTGCAAGCTGTGGCACACCGCCCGACAATGTTCCATCAGAAGCTACCGGCTGACCATCTGCGTCAAAGCCCAGCACCTTGCTTGCCCGTTCTGCTTTTGTCGGTAAATCGTTAATGTCTGTCGGATCGTCAAAGTCGGGAAGAACCAGCGCACGCTTTTCCAGCTTTGTCTCGTTCTGACTGATCATAATTGTCAGCTTGTCGAGTTCTTCGTTTAGCTGCTCGATCTGGAACGGGCCGCTGATCGGGAAGTCTGTAACGCGCTCAACTGGCAGATCAGAAATGATCGTTACGTTGTCGGACGCATCTGCTCCACCTGTGCCAAGCACGATGGTCCCGCCAGCCGTGTTGCCCGCACCAGTCACCGAGTATTCGGTGTTGTCCGAGGGAGAGGCATTGTAGGTGAGCAACGTGCTGTTGCGATAGACCTTGAGGTCGCCAACTGCGTAAAACGCAAACGGGACAGTGAAGATCGTTTGTGCCGCTGTCGCCACATAGCGAGCAATGCGCGTTACGTCATTGATTTCAATAGTGGTCGTCATTGTGCCGTTCCTTCTTGCACTGTATCAGGCGCTCCCGCCCATGCTTGCAGTCGGTCCCAAAGCCCGTCCAAATAAAACAAGTTCTGAAATGGCAGTAGCCCCCGAGCTGTTGCCGCCATTTCTCTGCTGCTCATTTCTTCACCACTTATCAACTTCGCCACATCTACAACCATATCACCGGCTGGTCCAGCAAAGCCCCCAGCCGCTTCCATTGCAGACTGATTGCCAAGGAACGGATCGGCTCCCAGCAAGGGCCGAACGCCCAGCGTGTTGCCTGTCAGCGTTTCAAGCGTTGTGTTCACATCGGAATAGATGCCAGCAATACCCGCAGCATCCACCGCACGAATGGCGCGCTCTGTGTCGCTCATGCTTGCCCAATAGTTTTCATCTGACTTGATGTATTGCGAGACGTAACCAAGGCCGATCATTGCCGCTATACCCATCATTGCATCAGCATCACGTCCCTGTAGGCCGGACAACAGCACACGGTTTGACACACTAAAGCCGTAGGACATGAACTGGAACGGCAGCACCAGCAAAGGATATTCTCGGCCGGCGACAAAACCCTTTGCGATCTCTGGCACATCAGCAAGCGAAGCTGTTGGTGTCAGGTTATCCGTCATTCCGGAAACCGCGCCCAGGAACGCACGACTTGCTTCTTCGTCAGGCCATTCCCGCATGTTCGGCAAGAACCAATCATCAGACATTTCGAACGGTTGGTTTGCAATCCGCTCTGCCATCCTCTCGTCAATCCCGTAGCTTGCCATTCGAGCTATGGTCTTTTGATCTGCCGTGCCTTCCGCAATCTTCACCACGTCTTCCAGCATAAACTGGTGCGTGAAGGTCTGCGACATACGCTTCGTCATGTCCGTCATGGGAGACAGCAGATTGATCAGAAAGGCGGGACCGGACGCAAAATCAACGCCGCGCTGAACAACGCGCCCAGCCCCACCAGCCGCCGCGCCAGTAGGTCCACCTTGCTCGACAAGTCGATTAAGTGAACCACTGGTCAGCGCATCAAGCCCTTTTCCCGTTAGCTGAGGGAGGAGTTGCCAACTTTGGTCAAAGGCCGGATTTTTACCAAATGCGTTTTCAGCTATTGCGCCGAAGGTTCGCGCGAAGCCGTGCGCCATGACTGTGCGCGCGATTTCAGGAATTGCCGAAATAGCCGCCTTGCCGAGAAATGCCACAGACCCGTACGCGCGGATTGCCGATGCAATGCGGCGCTTATTAACCAAGTGCGGTTCCATTGAGTAGACGGCTTCAGTCCGTTTGTCTCGTGCCAGCTCAAGCTGTTCGGATAGTTTGCCAAGGTCTTGCGGCCCCATTCCTTCACGAGCTGCTTGGACAAGGATATCATCAATTGCTCCTTGGGCATCTGGATCTCCAAAAATTCTATTGATTTCGTCAATCGTCCCGGCCCGCTCTGCATAGCTGCCCATGATCCGGTCAACGTCCGTTTCGATAAAGTCGAGGACTTCGCTGTTGGGAATGTCGATCTTGCGTTGCCTCATGAACGACGCAGTCGTGCCGCGGCTGGGTGCAAACATCTGCACTTCGCCCATTTCGGCTTGCTGTGTTATCTGGTTAATACTGTCGTCCACGCGGGCGCGGACTTCGTCTGTCACCAGACCGCCGCGAGCATAGTGGCGTTCCAGCTTACCACGCAGGACTTGCGCCCCCGCTTCGTCAGCCATGATCTTGTCGATCAGCCAGAAGCGCGGAAGGTACGCCTCGCCGCCAAACCGCTTTTGGTCAAAATCGCCTGCATACTTTTTGGCTCGATCGGCCATAACTTGCAGATAGTCGCGCTGTGCTTCTAGCGGTGCGCTGCCAACCTCGCCATCGCGCCGCGGTGCAGCCTCAAGGTCTTTCATGAACCGAGCTGCAGCACTATCAAATTTGCCAGCCAGTGTGTCGGTTGAAATGATCCGTTCGATTGTCTCGCTGTATTTCGGGTCAAGCCCGATTACCTTGCGCACTGCGTTGACGAACCGCTGCCAGCCGTTCAACTCTGCCACGCCTTCTGCCACTTCGCTGCCGCCGTTCTTGAGCTTGACCTTTTCCATTTCCGCACGGAAGCGCGGGTCAGTCATGCCCCAAGCCAAAAACTCGTCAATGTTTTCCAGCGGGAAGTTCTGCTTGCTGTTCTTCGCCACGAAGTCAGCGTCCATTGTTTCCCGAGCGAACCGTTGCAGCTCACGAAGTTCTTCGATGCCGGCGCGGATTTCTTTGCCTTGCTTCACGCTAGCGTTGATCCGGCCAAGCATACCGATGCGCTCAAACGCAGCAATGTGAATTGCTTCATGCAGCAGCGCCACTTCTGTGAGGCCGTGCTTGCCTTTGGATGCATTCAGCACAATGCGGTTGCCGACGCTGCCGCCATACTGCGCCATCGCGTGAGCGTTGGCTTGTCCTGTTGAGGCTTTGAAGCTCGCGTTACTTTTTGCGACGAGGATCTCAATATCTTTCCCAACCAGCCTGGAGAGCTGCCGCGCCAGTGCGCGGTGAGAAGGAATTGAGCTCGATCGGGAAATGTTTTGCAGCGTTTCCTTGGCGTTCTTGCCAATCATGCTTTCAGGCATTGGCGCAAGCGCTTCAACGCTCATAGCGGGCGCTTCGTCGCCAATCTCTGCCAGACCTGCCTTCAAGTCGTTGAGGAAGTCCACTTCGTCCGGTGTCAGGCTGCGCTTGGCTTCGAGCAGCTTAACCGTTTCCTCATCCAGCATCTTGCGGTTTGCAACTGGATCAGAGGTTGTCCGGTAACGCTTCACCAAGTTTTTGCGGGCCTGGGCAACTATTCCCTCAAGCCCGTCAATCTGTGCAACCGATTGATCGACCATGCGAGCAAGGGCCGAGAAGCTGTTGCTTAGCTTTCGTCCAAGGGCTGCTCGTTCTGCGCCTGTCTTTGCGCTCTCATACTGCGCATATGCTTCCCGCGCGCTGGTGGCTTTCCGGTCAGCACGCGCACCGAAGCTCTGCTTTGTCGGCAGCGTTCCGCTTTGCTCCATCCGGCGTTGTGCAAAGTTGAAGAACTCCTTCATTTTCTGAACGCCCTGTAGGACGTAAGGATTGTCGCTGTTACCTTTCAGGTAAGCCTCGAACACTTCGCGCTTAAACTCATCGAAGCGCGGCTGTGTCGAAGGCTTTGTCTGACTGATTGCTTCCTTGGCTTTTTGAGCCAGGACGCGAGGATCAACGCCTACTACTGTGCGCCCGGCCTCACCATTGCGTAGCATTGTGCCGTAAACGCTTTGCAGCTCTTGAACCACACCAAGGCTGCGCGCCTTCCATTGTGTGTCCACGTTGAGCTTGATCGACTGCGCTGTGGCTTTGCCAGAGAAGTTGCTGGCGTTCATCGTGTTGAAGTCGCCAAGCATGATGTCCGAGAAGTCTTGGACTGCTTGAACCCCTGTTGCCTTCAACTGGCCGAACACGGTTATGCGTGTCTGCGCCTCAAGGCCAAATGCCTTTGCCACGCCGACTTCGCCAGATGTAGGTTCCACGTGGAACTTGCCATCGTCAGCAAGCCCCATCATTGGAGCGACTACGGCTTCGAACTCTTCGTTGCTCATTTCGCCAGATCGACGCAAGGCATCTGCCTTTGCCATCCGTGCGAGCTGTGCGTTTGTCCGCGCTCCTGTCGCGCCGATCACACCGCCGAACGTGCCGCCCAGCAATCCGCCAAATGCCACCGACATAGCAACTTCGCCTGCCGTAGCTGTCGGGTCGAGGAAAGCACGCACCGCTTCTTCTCCTGCCAGCACTGTCGCTGTGCCTGCCGAGCCGCGCGCCGCACCGCGCAATGCGCCAAGCCCTTTGGCTCCGCGGATAAACGGCACTGGCAAGAGATTGGCTGGATTGAGAAGCTCTGTCGAAAGCAAGCCAAGACCGGACAATTCCTGCGCTGCAAGCGCTCGAGCTGCTTCTGCTTCGTCGATCTGTGCTTTCAGCCGGTCAAGCTCCAAGTCATTCTGCACTGCCATGAACTGACGCGCATACTCCTCATAGCCTTCAAACTTGCCCATTGGGTTGAAGTCTGGATCAGGCGGGCCTTGCAGGTTCAGTGCCGTGATTGCGTCATAAGCAAGCGCCGAAGCGTTCTGTCCGACAACTCCCCACCAAGCATCGCCTTGCGTTCCCTGAACGCGCTGCGCACCGCCGCGAAGCATACCCTCTGTGGGGGCATCGCGGATCGTCTCAACGACTGGTGGTTGTGGTGGAGCTGATGCCATTACCGCACACTCAATTCATTATACAGATCACGAGCATACTTGATGCGCGCCGGAATGCTTGTCTTGACCGCGCCGAAGTATCCACCTTTTGCGGGAAGCTCTGTCAGGATGCGGACTTTTTCATCCAATGTTGGCGCGGCCTGCATCGAGCGGTAGGCTTCGGGATAGAAGGTCTTCAGCTCGTGCGCCACGAATGAAAGCTGCATTGAAATGCTTTGATCGTCAGGCAGCTTGTTGCTTTCCTCAATGCTCATGCCAGCAAAGTCTTCAAACCTGTCGCGCCGATCAAGCCGCCATTGGGCAATGCCAATAGCCTCTTGCCCTTCCCCAAGGTTTGTATCGCCATACTTCTTGCGCGCACTGAAATCGAAGCCGCTTTCTTTTTGAAGCGAGCCGACCAGCGCCGCTGCATCCATCGGGTTTTCAAACAGGCCTGAATGCATGAAGCCCTGTGCAGCACGCACTGCAATAGGTCCGCCAGTCTTGCCGACATCTACGGTTGCTGCTGTGCGCTCTCGCGTCTCACGAATAATCTGGCGAATACGTGGCGGGCTGTAGTCTTCAACGTCGAACTCAATTGAGCCTCGCGTTCCCATCGAAGTCGAGCCCTTTTCCTGTATCGAGCCAAGACCCTCCAGATCATCAACCATGTCGCTGATGCCTTCGACATTGTATGGCCGTGCGCCGAACATGCGAACGTGGTCACGAATAAGCTGTTCGCGGATAGGGCTGTCTGTTGGAAGCGAAGCAATCCGATTGCCGACATGCTGCTCGTGCCGTGCCTTGCTTACTTGATAAGCGCGCCATGATTTGTCTTGTGCCTGGGCCGCTTTGCCAAAATCAATTTGAAGCGGGTTGCCTTCTTTGTCAGTCAGCGCACTTACAATGTTGCGGCTATTCCGGTCGCGATAGAATAGCTGGAACACTTGGCTCCCATCTTCGCCATTGCTGACGTGACGATAAAACACATTGAGGCCAAGCCGCATTTCCTTGCGGTCGATCGGCAGATCGCCAGCTACGTTTTCAAGCGCGTGATTTACCAGCCGTGTGCGGAACAAATAGTTGTCCCGATCACTGCCAGTTACGCGCGCAGGGATTTCGCTCTTGTGCGTCCAGCCACCAGCTTTGCCATCACGCCAGCCCATATCTTCAGTGAAAGGAATTTCCCATTCACCGAGAATGCCAAGGTCGGCCGTGCTTGGCGTGTCAACCAGCTCGCCGCTAAAGCTGACGTTTGCGCGGTCCTGCTGCCAATTGGATTGAAACCGATCCTTGGTCAGCTTCATAGCTTCGTCGTGAGCCATGCCCGAAGCCATTAGGCCGGAGTAATATGTCTCGAGCCAACGAGCTGCGTCACCTTGGACGTTGCCCCATGTCTTTACACCAACCTCTTGCGCCAGCGCATCTTGCAGCTCTGTGCGCGTAGTGAGTGGCGAGCGCGTCAAGGCAACCGCAATACGCTCTTGGTTGTTCATGCCCTTCACTTCGTCGAAGGTCCGGCGCGTCAGATCATAGACATTGGCAATGTCGCCATCGCCCTCTGCCTGACGATTGGCGCGATACAATTCCCAAAAGGCTGCATCATCGTCACTGATAAGCGCGTTCGTTACATCGACTGGCCGGCCATCGCGCCCGGGCAGTGATGTCATTGCCTCAAGAACTTGCGCTGCCTCTTCGACCTGCCGTGGATCGCTCCACTGGCTCATGCCACCGAAGAAACGGCTATACATGCCTTCCGGCAGTTGGCCGAACTGCGCAAACACCGCTTGCACACCGTTCGCAGAATATGGGTCAAAGCCTTGCGTTTGAGCAAAGTAGTTGACTGCTTTCTCTTGATCGCCGCCCGTCAGGGTGCGGAAGTCAACGCGGCCAGATATGATGTCGTCCATCTGCTGCTGTTGCTGCTGCATTTCAGCAAGCGCCCGATCACGCGCGGCCATATCCGATAGCTGCGGCCCGATCTTGCGCGCAGCCTTTGCCCGCATTTCCGGTGTGAGCTGTGAGTTGATATCGTCGTAAGTGTAGCCGTATGCCTCGCTTGCAGGCGGAGCTACGCCGTTGAGCATGTCGATCAGCGTGTCTGTTTCGGCTGCGTTGCTGAACTCCTGCTGCTCCCGAAAGTTAGCCATGAACTGACCATAGGGAATGTGCCGCATGATCTGTGCAATCTGCGCATTGGCCGCTTCCTGAGTGATGCGCCCGATCCGCACACCTTCGTCGAGAATTTCCTTGTATTCTCCCATGGCGCCATCGAACATTTCTTGCGTGTGTTCGTTGAGAACGCCCGTCTCGAGCAAGTTGATCAGGCTTTCCGCTGCCTGATTGTCGTGCATTGCATTGTTCGTGATTGTCTCACGCGTGAACTTTTGCAGCTCCTCGGCTTTCTTCTGCCGATCGCGCATAAGAATGTCGCGTGACAGGCTATCGTTCAGCGCCGCTTTCAATTGTGGTGGGGCGCTTTCGACTACGCCACGCGCATAGCTCTCTTTAAGCTCGCGCAATTCGCTGCTGTCGAGGAATGCGTTCTGCTCGTCCAGATCGATTTGATTGAAGCGATCCTGCGCATCAAGCACTGTCTGGCGCACGAACTGCTGCTCTGACGCTTGCTTGAATGCTTCTGCTCTAATCAGCCCCGAACCATCCGGCACGTCCGGCAATGTGTAGTTGCCATTCTCGTCTTTGCCCAGGCCGGTTGCCGCAAAGTCCATCTTTGCCCGCTCGATAGCCTTTTGGCGAAGCTCTGGCTCTGCTGCTGCTGCAATCTGTCGACCAAGACCTTGAACGGCTGGGCCAATGTCTTGCACCTGCGTCGAGACGCGCTGCGGCACACCACCCGAAGCACTGCTCGGAATGCCGATCTGCTGCTTGAATGGTGTGATCGCCATTACTTGTAAGTCCTATATGTTTGCCCTGCGGACACTGCGCTCGATGCAAAGTTGAGAAGCGAACCCGTTACCGCCGCCTTGCGGTTTGCCCGGTTCACCTTGCTCTCAAAATTCGTTGTGCGGATTTGATCAAAGACACGGTTCTGTTCGCCGGCAATGCCAAGTCGAATGTTAGTCAGATCCTTTGCTAAAGCTTTCTTCTCTGCCTTTTCCACGCCCTGCAAATAGCTTTGGTTTTGCCCAAAACCTGTTGTCGCAGCGAGAGCCGCCAGATTGCGCGCACGGTTTTCTTCAAAGGCGCGCAGCCGATCAAGCTCTTGCTCCATCCCTTGAAGCCGAAGGTTTTCATTCTGCTGGCGCAAGGCATCGCGCTGCTCTTGCAGTTGGATCTCTGCAAGGCCCGCCTGATAGTTGGCGTTGCTGATAGAGAGGACCGTTCCCGCTGCGGCGGTAGCGAGCGATACGCCTGCGATTACTGCTGCTGAAACACACATTAGAAAGAAACCTCCATACCAAGGCCAAGCACTGTGCAAGGCTGATATTCCAATTGACTGATAGTAATTTGTGCGTCCCGCGAATAGCCCAATAGATAGAACTCCCGCGTCCCCGTTGCCGGTGTAGGCACTTCTTCCACATCATCAATCGTGTTGCGAATAACCAAGCGGTTCCCTTGGATTGTCGCTGCGTATGTGTCCTCAAGCCCAAGGAACACGCGATTGATCTTCTTGGGCAAGCCAAGCATGTTGCCTGTCGAAAGCTCAAGATTGACGGGCAGCGTCTTGACTTCAAACTCATAGCGATAGCCGACACTGATTGTTTCGACTTCGTTATCAAGCGTCACGTTGCCGGAAGCATCGACTTCATACTCGCCCAGGTAGTAATATCCTGACCGGATCGCGACTGTCTTGCCCCAATAAATGCTGTCAACAACCCACGTGTCTGTTGCCGTTGCCTGCGTGTAGTGAGTAACGCCATCGATCGGGTTGGTGATTTCCTCGTAAAGCTCCTCAAGCCGATACGATCCGTCACGCAAGACTGAAAGCCACACCACGCCACCAAGCACCGCAATGCTGCTAAACTTAGGCTCGCCATCGCCAGCCATTTCCCAAAGCGTCCATCCGGCAAGCTGCTCGCTTCGGCTGGAATGAAACACGGCCATTGTGCCATCATCGTTAATGATGAAGGCATATTGCTCGCTGCGGGTGGTTGTCCCGCGCAAGATCGCCATGTTTGTTGGCAGCTCGATCAAATGCGAAGACAGGACGTTCAAGTCCGTCGAGGCGTAACGCTGGGTTGCCTCGCTATAAAGGAACTCGCGCAAGCCAGTGTTTGACGCTTGCATGTATATCGTCGCGCCATCGAAGACCTTTGGCCGGACTATGCTCGAGCCAAAAGGTGTCTGCCTGCGGATTGTGATGTTGGTTGGCGTGAGCGCTTGGTTCTGCGGAGCGAACGCATAGAAGTCCGCGGTCGCAGAAAAAATTTGCAGATCCCCGTTGGAAACCAAGTGACGAATGTTCGATATGTCGTCCGAGCCAAGGGTGATCTGGATGCTGTCGTTTGCCAGACCTTCTTCAATCGCAAAGTTGAAGTAGTCAAATATCTGACTGGCCCAAAGGCCATCCGGAACGCCGCCACTGCCAGCGAACCATAGCCGACCTTCGTGGAACGTCACAGCGCCCGGATAGCCGTTCACTGAACTGAATACCTGCTCATCCCAATTGCGTGTTGGGAGATTGGCTCCTGTGAACTTTACGTTGGGACCGCCACCATCCAAGCTGTCTGTGGCCGTGCCGCCAGAAGCAAATGAATAGCGATTGTCGTCAATTACTGTGATTGTCTTGGCGCCATTAAGCTGCGCTGCGGTAACACCGCCAGTGTCAGCCGCGCCGCTAAGTGTCACACTGTCACCTGTAGCAAAGCCATGCGCCACATGAGTGACTTCGACTGTGCCGCTACCTTGCGTAACAGCGAAGGGGTTTTCATCCAGCTCGCCTAGCAGCGTTCCTTGAATTGTGCCGACCAGCACGGTTGTGCTTGTGAAGCCTGTTATCAGGATTTCTACCTGCGCCCAGCGAATGCGCGTCCCTACCCAATCGGACGTGAAGATCGCGCTGTTGGCAGTGATGTTGACGCCACTGCCAGAAGTCGCGCTGCATGAAATTGTGACGCTATCGTCCGCAAACTTGAAGTAAGGCTGAAAGACCTTTTCGCCGTTGGCGCTTTCGCGGAACTCAAAGTCTGCAACAGTGAATGTAGTAAGGCTTGTCCGCGTGATAACCTGTGTCGGCCAATCGCGGTGACAAACGATCATCGTGTCCGCAATCTGGCTATATGTCAGCTCGAATAGATCATCTTCGGTCCAGTTGATGCCTGACGTGACAGATGTAACCAGCGCGCCATCTGTATCGTAAACGTCAAGCCGACCGTCAGAAAAGGCAAACAGGTTGCGCTCATCGTCTGCAAAGTCGAACGGGATAAGCTGCGTCTTGCCTTGCAGGATTTGCTTGTGTTCTGTGCCTGGCCGGCGCGAAACTCCACCAGTCGCATAGAGCAAGCCATTGCGAATGCGCTCCGCGCCGTTGATATACGCGCCCGTATCCACCCGAAACCTCATTTTCGGATCGAGCTCGCCAGAGCTAAAGTTGGTCTGGATTGTCCGAAGGCGAGGCATCAGCCGTAATAATCCTCTGATCGTAGTCCATTGCGGAAACGTCTGCGCGTAATGCGTGTCGTGTCAAAGCGAACCTGTGTTCTGCCTTGGGCATCCTTTGTTTTGGCAAGCGACATTTGGCGCTGCGCTTTTTGATCAAAGTTGTTGGACAGATCCGTCTTTGCTGCCAAGGCTTCCGCCAGTAGCGCCGCCATTTTCAATTCCATCAACCGGATAAAGTATGGCGGGAAAAACTGCTCGTCCACTTGATAAACTGCCTCAAGATAGACTTCATCGGTTGCCGTTGCATTGCAGTAGATGTTGTCTTCGTAGCGGTCGAACTCGATGGGGTGTCCGTTCACGCGGACCGTGCGGATCGCAAGCGCCGTGTCTGGCAGTTGGTATGCTGCGCTCCACTTGTTGCTGTCTGGCGGTGCTGCTTCGAGCCTGTTGAGCTGCTGCTGACCAGTAGCAAAGCGCCAGTGATAAAGAGACAGGCAATCGCGCAATGTGCGCGTGTAAAGATTGGCGCAAGCGCGCGCCTCGTCACTTGCTTCGTTGAAGCCGGTAATCGGCTGCGCGCCGATCATCACCAATGCTCCCGAGCAAATATCAATGTCAGTCGTGCTCATATCGAAGCCTCATGCAAAGTGAGCCTGCCTCTGGAGAGAGAGACAGGCCCACCGGGGTAATGCAACCTTTGGGGCCGCAAACGGGTTAAGTGCCGTTCACCAAAGTGACTGGCGTTGCTCCGGTTGCTGACGAGACAACGCAAACATCCACGGTTGGAGTATTGGTGTCTACGACAATAACCACGTCGCCATTTTTCAGGGCGTTCGTGCTATCTGAAAGATAGCCAGAAGCCGCCACTGTGGCGATTGCGTCAGTGGATTTATACATCCACACGCCCGGATTAGCGCCGCCAATTTTGAACAGATTGGATTGTGCGTAAGCCATATCAGTTCTCCTTAGCTTTCGTCAGTTTCGACGGTGTAGATACCAAGGTCGTCAATAATGACTGCACCCTGTGACATCATCGAGTTTGACAGGTGAGCGGCCTTCTGTGGAACCCACGAGAAATCCGTAGTGACTTCAGCACCCGAAGCGCAGCCGACGGCTGTCTTGTGGTAGAAGTAGTTGTTACGAATGTCCGAAGCTTCTTCAAGACCAGAGTGGGTGAAGAACATGAAGCCCAGCCAGCGCCGTGCTACCATGCCGCCCTTGTATGGCAGATCGTCGCTACCGATGAAGTCCGCATCCGAGAATGCAGTGATCGAAAGCAAGTCAGTCCATGACTTAGGCGCGATTGCAGCATAGCGTTCACCATCATCAGGAACATCGGTTTCACCGAATGTTTCAAAGACAGTGTTCACCTTGGTCTGGGTCATGCCTGCCGCACCGTTTGCAACAGTGCGAGTTGCACCGTCCATTGCGGTTGTGATCAGCAAGTCAGTCCGGCGACCAAGTGCAGCAGCAGCGGAAGCTGCAACTACCATGCGTTCGTCGTGGTTGATTTTCAGCTCGTCGAGCTTGTCGATGTAATCAGCCGCATACCAATCTGACAGAGTGCAGGTTACTGGTGTGTGGTTGATTGACATGACAGGAACGTCGCCGTGACGCGATTTCTGCGCCGCGATGCCCGAGCCAACGGTTTGAAAGGTTGTGCTTTCGCCCTTTACGTTCGTTTTCTTACGAACGGTGTTGCCGAGCTTCGATCCCATGCGCTGATACGCAAGCTTCACGTCACTCTCATACTGGCGGACAAAAGCATTATCGACATCAATTGCCATTGTGCTTCTCCGAATAGGAAACAAATCATAGGTGGAAGTGGTTGTCCGCCACCAATGATCGGCTTGGTTATCCCATTCGGGGCCGGAGCCGCGTCAAGCGGGCCGACTGCACTAAGATCATATTAGATCAAATTTGTAAAGTGTTGAGTGTGCCTGTTTGTGAAAAACCGAACCGCGATAGCAATTCAGTTATCCGTCCATTGGATATTCCGGTTGTCACACCGAGGCGCACGACACGCGCGCCCATGCGGTTTGACCACTTGATTATATCCTTAATCATGCGCGGCCCGGCAAAGCTTCCGCGATGTTCGGGGTCGACATAGATTGCAAGATCATCGACCGATGTTTCCTTCGAGAACAGCATCGGCTGGCAGGTCACTGCGTAAAAGCCAATGGCCTTGTCTTTTTCCATGACAAGGATGCAGCGCCATTCATCAGTGCGTAGGCACAGATCGACATAGACCATGAGCTGTTCCGCGCTGAACTCGTAGTCGCGGTATGCTGGGCTTTCTTTCTGCATAGCCCAGCACATGCTGACCAGTGCTGGCACACGGTCCCGCGTCAGCTCTACCAATCGCATCAGCTATTTTTCTTGAACCATTCTTCGACTTTGGCGCGCAACTTAGGATCGCCCAGGCTTTGATCGTAATATTCCTTGGTCTGCATAATTCTCATTACGTCAGCCTCGGTCCATTGATCGGAGCCAAGCATATCGTTGTTGTCGCTATCGCCAATGCCGCTTTCCCGAGTGCTTTTCATAAAGCGTTCGAGAACGGAAACGCCTGCCGCCGTTGTAGCGATCTGCTGGATTGCTTCCAGCTCGCCATCTTTGAAGTTGGCTTCGGCCCATTGCCTTGCTGCATCGAGCCGCGTTTGTGCGTTTTCGCCAAGCGCCTCAATTTCTTTCGTTGCCTGCTCTTGCAGTTGGGCCTGATAGACCTCTGCATATTTCACCAGACCTTCGTTAAACTGGTCTTGGTTCATGCCTGCTTGATGGGCAATATCTCGGAATGTTGCAACGATTGGACTAGCCGCAAGTGCGTCGGCATCGAACCGCTCGTCGTCAGGTAGAGCGTAGTCCGCAGACGTATCAGGGCGGGACGCAAGGCGCTCCTCTTCCCATTGCTCTTTGAGCTTGTCAGGGTTGACCCTGTTTTTTTCAAGTTCCCCATAAGACTTCGCCAGACCTTCAAGTCTGACCTCCCCCTTTTCTCCATCCCAAAACTTTTCAGGGATAAATTCAGGGCGTTCGGGGGGAGCCTCGCCACCGCTGTCAAGGTTCTCCCCCCCTGCTTCAGCTTCACCGCCTGCCTGGGTGTCACCGCCGCTTTCTTCGTTTTCTTCGAATGTGGGAATGCGTAACCCGAAGTGTTCACGAAGTCTCATTTACTGCCCTTTCTGTCTGCAATACCCCTTGCAATGCGCGCATCAATAACCGCAACCAGCCATCTTTGTCCAGCCGCGTGCCGCAACACATCGTTGGAAACGGACTGATCGAACGCACCGCCCGTCAGTTGCTTGAGGTAATCAAGGAATTGTTTGCCGGCGCCAGAGACAAAAGCGTCTGCTGCAAGCGCGTTCAATTCCTTTTCCTTTTCCGGCGATCGGATCATACCGTCAACCGAAGCTCGGACTGGCTTTTTATCCTGTGATACTTTGGACATTTGGGGGCAGCTCTCCACCTGCTTGTTGTGCCTTGGCTATGTTTTCCACCATAGCCTTACGGTTTTGCTCGTTGCGATACAAACGCTCGGGAACATTGAATTTCTCTTGCGTGTATTTTGCCACTTCCGCGCCATCGGTGTAAAGGTTCACACCTTCCGGCCCGTAGTTGGCCGCGATCACTGCGAGCCAGTTTGTAACGCCGTTGATTTCTTCAACAGCCTGCGCTTGCGCAAGCGGTGATGTAGCAACGATCTTGATTTGTCTACCGTCGACAACGGGGATTTTGATTTTGCCTTTGCGCTTGAGGATATAGAGGACGCGCTGCAATACAGCATTAACGAACTCAACCTGTAAGCGCCCAAAAGCCGACCCGATTTGTCGCGACAGATCAGCCATTCGCTGAGCAACTTCGGTCGCTGACATTGGTGTTGTATCGGTTGGCCCCAGCGTATCATTGTAGAGACCTTTGTTGATGTCCTGCTTAATACGGCTGGCAATCAGATCCCCGACATTGAAGTCAGTCGAAGTGTTGAACTGCTTAATTCCGCTCGAGCCAGGAGCAACAGCCGCCATCGTGCCGGGCCGTAGCACTACGTTCTCGGCATCTATCACGCCATCATCTTCGTAGAAGTATAGGCCGGCGATTGCCATTTCCGCATTCTCAAGTGTGAGCTGCGTCACAAGATTGAGAACACGGATTGCTGGCATCAAATTGTAGGCGGGACCACGCCCCCACGCTTCTCCCGCCACCTTGGACCAACGCGCCCCGATAAATGGGTTGGCGCCAAGGCCGGTAAGTGTGTCCATCTTGAGGACGCCATCTTCGTCTTCTGCGTCAAGTAGGAACACGCACCGTTTGTAAACATATTCGTTTTCCTTGTCTGGATCTCGGTAAACACCAGTCACCACTTTCAAGGGCGGATCATCTTTGTCGTCGACTTCGCAATTCTGCGCCGCTTGCTCGACAAGCTTCTTGGGAACGTTCACACCGTATAGGCGCTTAATGTCCGAGACGTGCCGCGTTCGGCAACGATAGAAGCTATCCAGCTCGTCGCGGTGTCCGCAATCAAGTGCCAGCTCCGGCAACGGAACCGCATTGAAGATGATTGGATTGATGCTGTCACCTTCAACAATTTCCATTGCCGCGGTGCCAAGCCCAATATCAATCAGAAACTCGTGTGCTTCCTGCCCGAAGTTGGATGCATTGATATGCTCGAACACAACATCAGTGATCCTTTCAAGCTCTTTGTTTATTTCGGCGCGCTGTTCTTCCGGCACGGCAGTGCCAGCTTCCAGCATAACCCACTTGGCATAGTTGGGAACCATGCCTGCCTGCATACGGCTGGCAAATTCCTGCAAGCCAATTACGGCTGTCTCGTCGAAAATCTCGGGTTGATCTTCGGTGACGTTGCGATTGAAGAATGATTGTCGGCCAGGCAAGCAATAGTCATAGACTTCCTGATAACCGCTTTCCCAATGGCCGCGGTGTTTCATGGCTCGCTTGTAGCGCTTCTTGAGTTCCTTGATCTTCATACTACGCTTGTCCCAGCAGTAACGCTGCCATCAACGCCACCACCGCCAATGCCAGAAAAATACTCAAACAGAGAAGCACTGCCCCCACTGAATGTTCCACTTGTTCGAGGCGCATTCGGGAGTAGCGGCGCGTTCTTGTATCGGCCTTTGGCAATGGGCTTTCTGTCTCGGGCTTCTTTTCCGAGGAAGCCTGCCCCACCTTTAGCGCCCTTGATGAGAGAGCGGTTTCCGAAAAACCCTTGCGCCCGGTTAATGGCTTCTTCGGTTCGTCGATCCTTCGCATCTGAAATCTCCGCGTTCAACTGCTCTTGCCGCTGCTTGCGCAGCGCAGCCAGTTCTTCTTCGGCCTTCTTGTCTTCTTCGGTTTTTTCAGGCGCTTTGGGCTTTTTGAAGCACATTGCAGGACTACTCCATTTGTGCGCGGCAAAGCCCGCATATCACAAAGAATGCTATCCAAACAAGCTACGCTTGCGTTTCTTTGTTTTTCGTCGATCGAACGGATTGCGTGTTGCGGCCATTGTTGTGACCTTTGGTCCATCGCTATTGCTCGTCAGTGCGCGGCTTTCGCCACCACCACACAGCGCATATTGCAGTGCGTCATGGACGTGAGAATATTTGTTATTCTTCTCTGGCTTATCATCATATCGCTCACCGCCACTTACATTCAGCTTGCGATAGTGATATCCTCCGTCAAATCCTTTGGAGAGGTAGGAACACCGTGGATCAATCAGTAAGCCGGGTTTGTGATCAAGCGTTCGCGTTAGGCAGCTTGTCACAGCGTCTATTCGTAGCGCGGGATCGTTTGTTGGAGCGGACAAGGCTTTCAGACCTGCGGCACGCAGAATTTGAAAAGGCGTGGTCTCGTCTGTCTGCGCCCGATAGTCGCCAGCCGGATCGCCCCAAATCGTATAGCGCGGGTTCTCGGGAAACTCGGTTGCGAGAAATTGCCGCACTTGCGTCGCAAATCGAGCAGCACCCATATCAAAAGCTACTAACTCCCGAAGAACTAGCCACCGTCCACGAAACTGTTGGCAAAATACAGCGGCGGGGGTTAAGCCAAAGTCCATTCCGATTACAATCGGTGCATTCGGCACTGGCAACAATTGCTCGTCTGCTAGATGAACGTCAGCGTCCCAATCCGGATAGACTGGCTTACCTTCGACAAGTGTGCCAAGCTTATTTCTAACATATACATCTATCCAAGATTTCGTCTTACCCTGAATGATCTTGCGATAGTAATCCGGTGTCAGGTTGTCGCGGTTCTCCGCGTCCTTGTTCATTTCATAGCCAATGACTTCGCCATCTTGGCCGCGCTTCTCGACCATTCCCCCGGGCTGGGTGAAGAACTCCCAATCAGGCGGCTTGACCAGCATGGCTGCTTCTTCGCGGGTGATATGCTCGGGTAGCGGAACTTCGCCGTTCATAATCGGCCACCAGTGATCTTCTTCCGGCGCGTTCGTATCCATGATCACGCCGTACCAAGTCGGCCCGCCATCCTTCATGGAGGGGAAGCGGCCCACGCGCATCGTCGCAGCGTCAACGATCGCCTTGGGAACTTCGCGCGCCTCATTGATAAAAGCTCCTGTCAGCTCGAGCGACAAAAGCTTCTTCACATCGTCGGGCTTATCAAGGGCGAGGAAAATAACTTCCGCGTCCAGATCCCCCTTCTTAATGTGGTGCGTGTAAGGCGGGCTCCATCTGAACTTGCCCCATACGTTTTCGGGAAACCAGTCGAGCCAAGTCTTGATCGTCGTGGTCTGGAGCTGAGGGTTCGTGTTGCGGATTACTGCCCAGCGTGTTTTGCGAATGCCGTTTTCATCAGGCTCTTGCGCACAGGCGCGCCGGAACAATTCAATACATGAGCCGACACTCTTGCCGCTACCAACCGGCCCCCTGATCCCACGAACAAAAGCGTTGGACAGCATGAACTGCCGTAGCTGTTCGCCGGCCGGTTTGTAATTAAGCTCCGCCATAGACATCACCCCGTCGAAGCTGCTGCTCCACGTAGCTTTCTGCCCAGCTATCAATGAACTTGTCAACCTGATCCAAGGGCATTAGCTCTCCGAACTGCGCGAAATGCTCACGCCGGACAATGGCCCGCAACTGATCGCGCTGCGACTTCTTCAGTATCCCCGAGAAACGGCTGACATCTTCTTCCTTGGCGCCTTCTTCCAAAGCTCTCGCCTTGGCTTCCAGCTTCAACTGCTCTTCTTGCCGCTCACGCCGAGCCTTGTCAGCCAACAAGCGATTATCGCGCGCCGTCCAATCAGCTTCCGACAAGATCATATAGCCACTCTCCTTCCGACAGGCCTAAAGCCTTAGCGAACCTTGCAGATAAATAATATTTTTTAAAGGTTGGAGTGTTTGAAGGACTATAATGCGTGTCTGGGTTCTCTCGGGGAGCGAAGCGACCCGTTTTTCAACCCCCCCTCTCTAAGACAGATCGATTGATACCTTTACCTCTCCCCCCACTTGATGCTGCACTTTGTCAGCTGCTCTTAACCCCAATCGATCCAACACATCCTGATTAGCTTGTAGCTTCACATACTCACTCTTCGCACCTTCTGCGAGTGATCGTATGCCTTGGATTGAGATCGG